CTACTGCCGAAACGAGCCCTTCGGTCTCACCATCTGTTTGAGATTCTTGAGCTTTCGAGGCGCGCGCTCAGTCCATAAAATTTCCGCCCCATCTTGCAGCTCCTCGTAGATTGGAAGGACATCGGTGATACCTACCAACTTCCATTGAACAGGGACGCCTTGAGTTCCGCCCTTGTATGGTTTCGCATTCTCGCGAGCTACCGTCATGCCCTTTTCATAGGCTTCTTCAAGGGTCGATGCACGTACAAGGATTGTGTTTTCCCACGACAGGAATCGAGCTTCATCATCGTCCTTTCTGTCGTCTTCCAACTCAACGAAGCGCAGCAGATACGAGACCGCATACCAGCCCACTGGTGAAAGATTTTTGTCGTGTGTCATGCAAAAATTCTCAAACCTGCAGCCAGCGCCAAACACAGTGCCACCAGCTCAACTGAAACCCTGAGCGACTGCTTCTGGCCGGATTCTGCCCCACACACTCAGCGGCCATCTTGTACTGTCCCTATCGTGTTTTGGCCCAACGCCCCCGACCTTCGTACCGGTGGATGTGGTCACGTAGGCTACTGACGGAAACCCCCAGCATATCCGCAAGAGTGCGCTGGTCATACCAACCGGAGCGCCAACAGGCCGCAGCCTGGGCCACATCGTCATCAGACAAGGCGCGTTTTCGTCCCCAGGTCTTGCCCGCAGCACGCGCTGCCCTCTGACCAGCTAAGCACCTCTCCCTGATCAATTCGCGCTCAAACTCAGCGAAGGCTGAAAGCAGGTGCAAAAACATGCGGCCATGAGCGGTATCAGTCTCGATTGACTCGGTCAATGAACGGAAACCGACACCCTTAGCTTTAAGGTACTCAAAAACCTTGACGAAGTGAGACACGGAACGAGCAAGCCGGTCCAGCTTGTAAACCACCAACACATCGCCCTTGACCAAGACGGTCAACAGCTTATCGAGCTCGGGGCGCTGCTTCACAGCAGAGCGCTTTTCTTGCACAACCTTGTCAATGCCAGCGCGCCGGAAGGCTGCTAGCTGTGCTGCCGTGTTCTGTTCAAGGGTTGAAACGCGCGCGTAGCCGTAAATGGTCACCGGTATCTGTTGAATAAAAAGCTGATGACGATCACCACAATCGAGGCCAAAACAATGCGCCACCGGGAAGCACGCACTGCGCGCCTCCTGTCAGCTTCTGACATGCGAAAAGCCGCACGCTCTACGTAGCCTGTCTTACGTCGCCACCAGTCGCGATACCAATCTCTGTTGTCTGCTCCCATTGAAGGATCGTAACAAAGGGCACGAGTTGCACGACCGTCTGCCATGGTGCCCTGCGGCCCCATACCCCCGCCCCAAACCTGCGACACAAGGTCTCCGTTTTGGGTCCCCATTTGTCATCCAGTAAAGTGCCGGTATGGACTTTGTAACGTTGGCGGTCCAATCGGCCGCAATGCATCCGTGGTTGGCGTCGGCTGGAATGGTGATCCTGGCGGTAGCACTCTTTGCGGGGTCTGCTCGGCTCTTGGGTTCACGACGCCGGGCAAATATGCTGCAGCTTCGGATACTGCCGAAGGGGAAGCAGAAGGACTGGCGCTCGACGGTCTATAACCCCGTTCAGTTCCGGCGCCCGAAGCGCTAGAGCGGCCTGATTCAACCTCCACCACAACCGGCCTATCCTGCGCGCCCTGAGCCAATACAGGAGCGTCGCAGGTGATGGCCTGGGCCTTGCCCTTCCACCGCAACGTGCCCGCGCAATCCGTGAGCGGTTGCCATGTGTAGCCCATCGCCTGCAAGTCTCGGCTGTCAATCGTGCTGATGCGTTGGCCCGAGTTGGACACAGCAAAGGTGTAGATCGTTTGGGCGCCCATGGTGATGCGACCAGTCAGGTGCAAGCCCTTGCTTGCATAAGGCTCCGGCGTGGCATCAGGATCAGCGCTGGAGGCCGCTTGTGCAGGGGCTGGCGCCTGGGTATCACTGGCGGTTTTGATGATGTGCGCAGGCTGGTCTGGTGCGCGCAAGGTGCCACCGGGTGGAAGGGCCTTCAGGTCTTTCGTCCACTGCATGTCGGAGGTCTTTTGGACCTGGCTTTTTGCATCCGACTTGGGCCAGTACATCCAGGCAATCACGATGGCCGTGAAGATCCAGAAACCCCACGTGAAGCGGCGCAGCTTGACGCTCAACGGGGCCACATCCTGGGCGCCTGATTCGGCAACGCTGTTGCCTTGCGTGTGGCTCTTGTACAGCGGGAAATACTGCGGCTTGTAGGGGCGCTCTTCAACGCTGATGACCGCACCGCGATAGCCCGCGTGTACCTTGCGGATGTAGCAACCCTTCTTGCCGAGAATGTCCGCTTTGCGGCAGCGCACCAGCATTGCCATCAGCCGGGCAATGGGCTGGTTGATGTCCCTAAAGCTCTGCGTCATCAGCAAGATATCGCAGTTGAAATGGCGGTGGAGCTTGAAGAACTCGACTACCTCCTTTGCAGTTCCAATAGCGGGCAACGCAAGGTGGCATTCGTCGATGATGAACACCGGGCCTTGCCCGGTTTCAGGGTGCTTCCACGTGCTGTAGTAGTCCCAAACATGACCGAAGACAGAAACCGCCTCGGTGGGCTTGTGCTGCCTTGCGGAATCGTCAAACAGCGTGAAGGCATTGCCATTGCCCTCATCGTCCATGGCGTCAGCGTCCCATGTGCCCATCACAGGTTTTGGCCTGCGGCGCAGCTCGACCAGGTGCGTGTAACTGGGATCGATTGCCGCAAACATTTCCACGATCAGCGGGAGGTTTGTGATGACCTTGCGCCCCTGCTGCAGCATCGGCAGCACGTGGTAAACGACAGCCTCATAGCTCTTGCCAGAGCCGGGAATTCCTTCCAGCCCGTTGATCATGATCCGAGCCTGACGAACGGGATGAGCTGCAGCACGAGGCGCACGCCGATGGCGGCAACGATGATGGCCGAGGCGGTGCCGATACCAAGCAGGCCGAGGATGTTCAACAGCTCAGCGGGCAGCGATCCCCAGGCGCCGACCTGAGAGGCTAGACCGGTCATGTCAATGGCCTGAATGGCAGACACCACGATGTCCATGATCTGCTCAAAGGGCCAGCAGGCTGCATCGCGGATGAAGTCCCAGCCAGCCGTCATAACGGCCTTGTAGAGGTTGCCAATCCAGGTGAGGACGGCTGAGATTTTCTCGATGATGAGATTGAAGAACTTCGCGAGCATGTCAGCCGCCAAAGATCAAAGAGCGGGCCAGCATCAGCGCAGAAATGATGATGATGGTTTTTGCAACGTCCCATATCCAGCAAGGGGGCGCGACGTTGTATTCCCCGTAGCTGGACCATGAGCCGAAGTTCAAAGGGATCACCCAGGAGGGACAAGCGCCAACCGTGAGGGTCGTGGGCATGAGCTGCCCGGCAAGGGTAAACGTGCTGGACTGCTTAATCAGCTGGCTTTTTTGGTTCCAGATGCCTACGAGGCCGTCCGGATATTTGCGCTCGTAGAGCTTGGGAATGGGGGGTAACGGCTGGTCGGTTATCTCGCCATCTTCGCAAGCGACGATGTTCGGATGCTTCTCGCACAAGTCCTGTTTTTCGTCTTCGGTGGGCTTGTTGGAGGGATCAGCAACCGGATCAATAGTGATGGGGTCATTCATGCCTTGAGGCGTTGGAAGGTAGCGATAACCAGGGCGCGTATCCAGGCGCCAGGGCTGGTCGTAGGTCGGGCTTGGGATGTAGTCGGTGTACGGCTGACGGTATGGCTGATTGGTGGGAGAGGCCGGAGCGTTGGGGTCGTAGTTGGGGTTGGGTTCTGGGTTGCCGGTAGGAACGCGCCAAGGCTGAGACGTGGGGTTAGCGCCTGGGGATGGATTGACCCACGGCGAAGGAGATTCGACAGGCAGGGGGGTAGGCTGGGGCAACTCACCGGGCACAGTAGACGGCATGGGCTTTGGGGCCAGTGCTTCTTCGAATTCCTGTTGAGTGACTTGCTTTGGTGGAGGTGTTTGCACGCAGCCTGCGGGCGTGTAGTACCAACCGGCAGGACATGTGGAATTGCCGAACACCTCGACCCCTACGGTGTAGTTGCCGGTGCGGCCGTCGCTCATGCGGTAGGAGAAATTGCACTGATAGCCGTTGCTGGTGCCAGAGAGCGTGTAAGTGACGGAAGAATTGGACATGAACGCGCCCCTTGCAGAGCAAGCCGCCTCCAGCGAATAGTGATACTGGGAGGCGCCGGGCCAAGCCAGATATCGTTTGCCGTCCGATAGATATGCGTCGTCTCCGGGCTTGGAGGACTTCCATGTTTTGGATGCTTCATCCCACACCAGATTCGCAGCAAGAAGCCACGCGGCAATGCCCACGGCAGTGCGCAGGTGTGGACTCACATAAATGACTGCCGCTGCGACGCGACCTGCAGCGTTGCCAAGGCGGTATGCAACGCCGACTTTCTGACCGGCGGAGCCCGGCACGGGTAGAACTTTGGATTGCCTCAGAACCCGGTCTACAACGGTGTCCCCTGGGGATGGTGCGACAGTCCAATTGCCAGGGGAGCCGCCAAAGCCAGGGGGTGGCGACGGCGCCACGAAGGCGTGCGCGGAGAAAGAACAAGCGGCGAGGACGGACAGGGCAAGGAGGTTCTTAGTCATCAATTGCTCCTGAATCCGAGTACAAAGCAGACGGCGCCCATGCCGCCCAAGATGGCCATCAGGCCCCAGAACAGGACGACATGAGCGCCGATCAGCATGGGACCGCCTTAGACCTTGCGGATCACGCGCTTGGCAACGTCGGGCCCCTTCATTGCCAGGGCGATGCCGACGATGATCAAACCGGCTGCGATTACAGCAGCCGTCGTACCGTCGAGGCCAATGGCTTCGAGCATCTGAACGATGGGATTGGTTGCGGTCTGGGCCATGGCGGAGCTAGCGCCGAGGGTTGCGACGGCGGCAACGACCAGAGCCTTGGAACCGTACTTTTGAGCTTGTTTGAAGAGACGCATTTGAGTTTCCTTTGAGTTGATGAAGTGATGCCGGTAATCGACACCGCGAAGCCGCGTGGGCTTGACGCTGGCGACTGCTAAAGCTTTTTGATGAGGCCGACGGCGAGAGAAAGACCCCAACCCAGCAAGAAGGAACCGAGAACGAACGCGAAGCCCCAGGAGATGACGTAGAGCACGGTTGGGGCGTCTATGCCGAGCTGGGCGAAGTCCATCAGATCGGACATGGAAACCCACGCGGTGGAGGCTTCTGGGCAGGGGTTGGCCTCGGAGTAGCAGACAAGGAAGCGCATCACGCAAACCAGTCATCTGTGGGGGACGATTGGCCGCACTCAGGACAGCCGCAGGCGTTGTCATCGCCCTCGACTTCTTGAACATCGTCGTAGCCGATCAGCGCACAGCACTTCGGGCACTCAAGTTGGATTTCATCCATGGGTTGGCTCCTGCTTTTTGTAGAGGTCGTCCAGGTCGATGACCTGAGGCCGGTGGAATGGCTCTGTGTGGTCTTCGATGAGCTGGACGCAGGTTTCGAGGTCTTCGACGATGGCGGCTTCGCAGAGCAACATGACCCATTCCGGTTGACCGTCCTCGAAAGACGGCGCGAGGAAAGCGCCTGTTGTGCGGGACTGGATCACGTTGCGCATGGGGTGCCTTTGGGCCTTAAGCGGCCTTGGCCTGGGTGGCGGGTTTGATGGCGAGCAACGTGAGCTTTGTGCTGTTGTCGGCACCGGCGACCACATCAAATTCGCAATCGCACATGACGCCAGTGATGGGCCATTTGCTCTTGAGGTGCGCCCACTTCTGGAACTCGGAAGAGTCCCCCAGCTTGAACGGACGAGTGACTACGCCGATGCTTTCGCCGCTGGAGCTTTGGCCCATGTCCACCGACAAGTGGAAGGTGGTGGAGTCGAAGGCGCGGCCTTCGTAGTCGCCCTTGCTGGACTTGATACCGTGCAACACGGCTTGGCTTTGCATACGCATTTTTTGGGTTTCCTTGTGTGGCCTGGGTTAGTGGGCGTATGCGGTGTGGCCAGCACCGGAGCCCGAGATTTTTTTGAACATCTGCTGATAGATGCGCTCGACTTCGGAGCGCTTGAACTTGGACAGCCGACCGGGCATCTCTGCACAGTTCTCGATGAATTGCATGAGGGTTTCGCGGTCCATGTAGAGGAACGCGAGCGCGGCTGATTTGCCAGCGGTGGAGAAGAACCAACGGGCGTTGCGCGTGCACTCGGCCATAAGGGTTTCGAGCGGTAGGCGCGACTCTGTTTTGATGGGCTCAGGCGATGCAATGGCGCCGTGTTCGGCCAACATCAGGGCATGCCAATCGCTGGCACCTGCGAAGAAGTCGGCAGGCCTGCGGAGAATGTCCGTAGGGAGCAGGCGCTTTTGGTTTCCATAGCGCAACTCGATGCGTTGCCAGCCGGTGGCGTCCTGTTTGCCGTAGAGCTGCACGCCCTTGTCATAGACGTTGGTTTGCTTGCCTGCGGCCTTGCTGCCGAAGTAGAAGGAGCGACCCACACCACCAGCGCGCCATGCGCCAACGCAGTTGTGTTCGGGCCGGTGGCCGTAGTGGTCCATGGCTCCGGCGTCGTAGTCGCTTGCAACGCGGTCCATGCCACCGCTGATGCCATCGAAGAAGTCCAAGGCCAGATCGCAGCGCGTGACCAGGGCGCGGTGTTCGTCCATGTAATCGGCCATGCGTGGTGCCCAGCCTGGGGCAGCAAATGTGCAGGCGACGCCGTACAGGTTGCAATGAATGGTCTTTGACTGTGCGCGCTGGCGTGGGCTTTCGCCGGAGGCGAGGAAGCCGACCCAGCCGCATTCATTGCCTGCGCGCAGGATGCTCCAGCGGTGGCGGTAGAAGTCGTGGCCCTTCTTGAGTTCAGGGTCCACGGTGAAGCCTTCACCGAGGATTTCGCACACGTTGTTGGCTAGCTCAAGCGCTTGTGTGCTGGCGGCAAAGTCAGGGTCTGGAATGTCGCGCAGCAGGTGGCAGAGCTTGGCGCGACGGCGGTCGTCTTCGCTCAGTTGATGCTCTGAACGCAAATCGAATTCCGATGCCTGGGCGGGCGGGAAAAGATGCTCGACCGTGGGGATGGGAGCGAACCGCAGATTGACGGTGAAGCGGAGCCAATCGACATGCACGGGCGAACCGGTTTGGACGCGCTCCGCTTGCAAACGGAGCTTGACCTCATTGCCCTCTAGAACGAGCGATGTGGGGTGGGTCATGCTGCGTCCCCTGGAAAGTTGTCCCCGTGATTACCATCGGGGACCGAAGCTGTCTGAGGTGCTACGCACCCCCCAAAATTGATAGCAGAAGGCGCTACGCGCCCGGCCACTTCCCCGCGGGGCGGGGCCCCTTCTGCCGTGCGCTGCGCTTCCAAAGCAGCGACGCGGCGGGCGTGGTCGAAGAGATCGCGGTGCGGATGCTTGTCGAGGGCTGCGGCTATCTGCAGCCATGCGCAACGGTTGGCGGTGCTGGTCATGACAAAGCCCAGCGCCATGTGGCAACAACAAGCGCAAACCCGATGCCTGCGGCAACGAGCAAAGCAGTTAGCTGGAAAAGGGCGCAGAACCAGCGATCAAACAAGGGCTCGGTCACAGGGCACTCCAGAAATCCAACATGCCAGCGCCGGATTGACCCTTAATCTCGATACGAGTCCAGCACAACGAGGCGGACGAGCCCTTGACGTAAGAGCGGGTGCACACCCCCAGCGCAGGCGCTGCAGGAGCCGCCACAGCGCGTGCAGCGCCTTTAGTGGCTGGGAGTGTGCGAACGGGGGGTTTTGAGGTCATGGCGGCTCCAGAAATGCACACATAACGTGTGCATGCCGCAAGACTAAGCCGCAAACATCATGTGTGCAATCCTTTTGCTACGATGCACACTGGCTGTATGCATGCAAACAACATGTAGGAGTTACGCATATGCAAACGACGATGAATCTGCTAGACACAGCGCTCAAGCTGAATCCTGCGCCCTACTGGCATGAGAAGCTGAAGCTCTCGCGCAATGCTTTGCACACGGCAAAAACTCGCGGACACCTGAGCCCGGCGATTGCTGGAGCGCTGGCCGAGGAACTAGGCCAGGACGTAAAAACTTGGATCGTGGTGGCCGCTCTGGAATCAGAGCGAGAGAGCGCATGCAAGACGCGGATGATGAAGCGCGTCGCAAAGCTCACATCTGTTTAA